GCGAAATAAATTAAAAAGGGTCATCTATTTCTTCAAAAATAATTCTAAGAATTTCATTTACCACTGGGTTTGTTAATGTGGACGACAAATATTTTAAAAATAACATTCGGTTTTGTCTTTTTTCTGTTTTATCGTCTGCTTTATTTCTTAAAATTTCTTCTAATTCTCCATGTAATACTTCTATACAATAATACTTGTTATGTTCTACATAATAAACGAATTTATGTTTATAAAATTCATTTTGTATACTACCTATAGATAAATCGATACATTCGCCATATTTTGATTTAAATTTTTTCTTTGTATCATCATCAAAACAACTCCCAAGATGACCGGTTAAAGGGGCGTAACCTTGTTTTATTCTATTTAAATAAATAGGTAATTCTTCTATATACGTACTGGTTTGCCTCAAACCGATTGGTATATTCATTTTTTTAGGGAATATCAATGTCATTTTGGATTGATTTTTCATACTACTTTTGGTCCATTCGCTATTATATTGAATTTCTTCTTCAGTATTTGGTCTATTCAAAAATGGAAATAATTTTATATAATATGGTGAATTCATTATTTTACGAAGTGTTAATGCGGATATTAAATTAATATTCTTAATGTCTTGTTTTGTGTTATCTACATATTTTTCTTGTTTAGTAATAAATAAACAATCAATGTCACTCATATTTAATAAAATATCATTTAAGCATACCTTGAATTCTTCTGATGAAAATAATATAGTTAACCCTTCATGTAAAGTAGGATAAACAGTAAAAATATTTTTCTTTATATTATTCAACATATCATGAGTCTTGGTGTGTTGTTCGTTTAAAAACAATAATACACCAGCTAACACAAAGAAAATATTACCTCCACTTAACACATAGCGGTCGGTTGGAGTATTATCTTTCCATATTTGTCTCATTTCTCTATTTACACTAAATAAAGTTAATTTCAATAATCCTAATAAATTTTCTAAATATAAATAATCTTCAGGTTCCTTATTTGAAAAATATTTTACCGCGTAACAAATATTTCCTTTTGTAGCAAGTGCTGTTATCAGTTTATAACGATATGAGCTAATTAAAATATCTAGATATTTATGATAAGGGCGATTTGATTGTTTTGCGATTTGTTTTATTCTTATTGCTTGTTGTACGTTACTTTGTTTCACCATTTGAAAAAATGGCATACTGTCAGTAAGTGTTTTTTCTGTATTATCTAGTGTATTTGTTCTTTCTAATACATTAATACTTTCAAAGTGGTCTATTAGTTCTTGATAAAATGATTCAATATTACATATTTTACTATCTAGAACATCGATATTTTCTTGTATGTTATGAATAGAGCTTGGGAGTGCTTCAACGAGCGTACCCGTTGTTGACAACTGAGAATTATTACTATTGCTGAATTCTTCATTTGAACTAAAATATTCATCCACCATATCTGAGTAAAAGACCTCATTTTGATATTTTTTAAAAAGGTCGTGGCCTATTGTACTGGGATTTATATTAGTGAAGTTTCCAGAATTTACTTTTCTAGTTCTACTACTAGTTCTAGTTCCAGAATTTACTTTTCTAGTTCCAGAATTTACTTTTCTAGTTCCAGAATTTACTTTTCTAGTTCCAGTTACGGATTTTCCTTTTGTCATATATATTATATTCGGATATTATATAATGTCGGTCATTTATGATATAATATCCGAATATATTATTGAGAATAAAGTTGTTTTTTTTCTATATTTATGTTTAACATTAATATTAAATTTTATAACCACCATTGTTATACCAAAGACAATATCTTTATTTATGGAATCATCGTTAAACAAAAAAGATGTATTTGGGGAAAATATACAAAAAACTTTGTTGAGTTTCAGTAAAATGGGCATATTGTATGTATTAGGTGGTATATTTACAATTACAACAATTATTATATGTTTAAAAGACTATATTGAAAAGATAGATGTAGTTAGTAAAACAACCAATTATTTTAAAAAAACTATTCTGAAAAAAATATTCGAAAAATATAGCAAACATTTCAAAGAAATTCCAGAATCGGACATTTTATGGATAGTTGAAAATTCATTCAGCTCAGTAAAAATATTTATTCTTTACATTTTTAGTAGATGTATACCTTTTTTTCTTTCATTAATTATTATAAGTATTTATTTGTATACTATAAGCATACCTATTTTTCTTATATTTTTAATTCAAATGATAATCGTAATATCTTTATTATTTTTAAATCATAGTTCTTATTTAAGTAATACAATAAAAGTAGAAAGAACCGTTGTTCAAAATAGTAATTTTATAAATGACAAAGTCAAAAACTTAATGAATATTATTTTTGATAATTTAATACAAAAAGAAATCGATGAAATAGACGAAAAAGAAGATATTTTAATGAAAAGACTAATTAAAACATTTGTAACTCAAACATTCATCGTTTTTTTAATAAATATAATTAGCTATATTTCATTGTTTATAATATTTTATAAGTTGATGTTTAAAGAACGTAATATAATATATAGCGTCATCATCATATTATTGTTATACAAAAACATTCAAGATGAATTTATCTATGAAACACTTGGCGAATATTATAATATATCTAAATTTGTTAAAATGAATGAAATTGTAGAGTCGATTGATGAAAAAATTGTTTGTAAACCAATCAAGCCATTTTATAGCATAAAATTAAACAATGTCAGTTATAAATATGATGAAAAATCAAATTATATCTTAAAAAATGTAAATATGCATTTTGAACCTAAAAAAATTAATGTGATTACGGGTAAATCTGGGTCAGGTAAAACAACCATTATGAAATTAATTGTAAAATTGTATAAACCTACAAAAGGCTCTATACAATACGATGAATTGAATTCAGTCGATATATGCGAAACCGATGTGCGTGAAAATATATATTATGTAAATCAACGGACCATTTTGTTTGAAGAAAGCGTTTTGTATAATTTACAATATGGCAACGATACTACAAAAGAAGATGTCATAAAATTATTGGAAACATATGATTTGTTGGATTATTATAGTCCATTGGAATTTGGAATAGAAAGCAATAGTGGTGTAAATGGTTCACATTTATCATTGGGTATGCAAAAAATCATTATGGTGGTTCGTGGTATTTTAAAACCAAACAAAGGCGTACTTATTTTAGATGAACCTTTGTCCAGTTTGGACAAAGAAACACGACAAAAAATTGTAAAGATGATTGTCCACGAGACAAAAAATAAAACAGTTATCGCGATAAGTCATGACCCAGAAATCTTACCTTATGCTGACAATGTAATTCATTTACAAAGAAAATAAAAAGAATAATTACCACTTTGTTTTATTCACACTTATTTTTGGTCCTTTTTTAGACTTATAATCTCCTGGGTTGTATTGGTCTTCTTCGTCGTCTGACCCTAAGTTTTTAGACATTTCCCAAAATTCTTTTGAGCCTAGTTTAAAGTCGCGATGATGCTCCGCCATATACCAAAATATTTGGTCTTGTAATTGATTGGATTTTACATTATTGTCTATGACTAAACATTCGTAATTTTCAGTACATTGATCCATCACTTGACAAAACGATTCGAATGTCGGGAACATACCAGCATAATTTTCATAAATTCTTTTACGATTGGCAATATACGGTTCGCGCAATATAAATACATAATCAATATTGGTACGAAGCGTGGGAGGAATGCCAAGCGGATATTGCATTGTAATAATAAGCATCACTTTCCAATGCCGTCCATTCATAAATAATAAACGCATCATCTTATCGCGCGTCCAACCGTTGTCGTATAAACAATCGTCTAAAATGACAAACGTGCGGGCGTCTATAGAACTCTTTTTATATATTTCGATTTGTTTGTTTATTTGTTTCATTACAGCTTTTTGTCGTTTCAATATATTTTCAATAATGCCAGTATTATATTCGTCGTGTATGAATAATTTAGGAACATGAGCGGAATAAAATCCATTACCCGCCTCTGTTCCAGAGATCACAGTTCCAATTGGTATGTCTACGTGATGAAATAATAAATCCCGCACCAAGAAACTTTTACCTGTATCTCTACGACCAATCAATACTATAACAGGACCTTTATTTTCATCTTTTAAAAAGGTAATACGCTTCATGTCAAACTTTTTTAAGTTAAGTGTCATATAGTTATAATAATATATGTTTATTTTAATTAAGACGCGATTAGTTTAAAACAACCTACGAATTTATATATTCATATAAATGAATAAAACGTCTTTTAATCCTATATTTGATTTATACCATATAGACTATACATCCAAATTATTTGAATACAAAGAACAAATGGATTACAATCATTATAGTTTGACCATAGAAGGTAAAGAAACACAATGTTTTATGAAAACCATCCCGCTTGTAGATTATATAAAATTATTAATTGGCAAATATAAAAAATACGATATTTGTGTTTTACCTTCTAAAGAAAGAAACATAAATAACATTTACGAAGAATATATACATTCTATACACAATTATGCTTATGTAGATAACTTTTTTTACATATTATCCAATAAGTTAAATATAAATAATTATAAACACGGCATAGAAGTATATGATAGTTTCATAACGATGAAAGAAAATTGCGAAATCAATATTGCCGATGATTTTGAATATTTATGTGACTCCAATTATTTTAATGAACATTTAAATAAGCTGTTTCATTTTAAAGACAACCAAATTCATTCTTTATTTTCAAATTTAAAAAAACCCCCCATCGAATTGGGTGATATTTTATGTGAGATTGAATGCGATACATTAGAAGACGAACAAGAACCAAATGAAGAAATAGACCATACTATAGAAGATGATTCTATGAATTTAATACATAAATCATTAGGTAACGTCGAACA